CTCTATTGTTTTGTCTGTGAGCAAAACTCCACCTTTTGTTTGTTGTTTTGCTTTAAAGGGTAATACCAATATTCGCCAACCGACTGGTTTTGGTAATTTTTGTAATTCTGTTCTATCCGCCTTGACGCCCTCATTAGGATTATTATATTTTTCCATAATGTGATCAGGCACATATAAAGTTTTAGTCATCATTTTTCTCCTCTTCGTCCAGCAGGCGAGAAAGCTCCTGTTGGCATATGTTTAACATATGTAATTTACCTTGAATATACTTATATTCTTCAAAATTTTCAACCCCCTGTGTAAAAGCGTCAAAAATTTGTTGAGAGTATAATTTTAATTGTTTTTGATACTCATATAATACTCTAGTGCTCATGTAAGAGAATTAACTCCAGGAACTATTTTTTCTAACTTTTTATAATGCTGATCTTTTGAAGTAAACCAAGTTTGCTCCCTACTACCATTTACACTAAAACCTTGAGTATTAAGTTTAGGCATCATTTGTCTGACAGCTTCACTAACAGACTCTAGATCAAAATCATCGCCTAACATTACACCATCAGATTTTAATTTAGGCCACCAGTTTTGTATGTCATCTAGCACAGGCTCATGTTCGTGCGCTCCATCAACCATTATGTAATCAATACTCCCATCTTCAAATTTGTTAAGTATATCTTCACTGTCTGATCTTCCTTGACAAGGTATTACCATCTCTCGACCTATAAAAAATTTTAAGTTTTCTTTAAATATTGAAAAAAAATCTTTTGGTAGTTTTAAATTTACATGTTCAGAAGACCCCTCAAAAGTGTCAACACAATAAATTTTAACATTCTCTTTATTTGCATTCATTAAAGATGTGGCTAAGTAATGTGTTGATCTGCCTAGAAAAGATCCTATCTCTACAATTTTACCGTCTTCAGGTATTTCATGTACAATTTGATCATAAGATTCTGCATAATTAAACCATCCAGGTATTTGAAAATATGTTTGTTTCATAGTTAAGTTCCTTTTTTATTTGTCTTAACTATTTGTATATTTTTAGGTGGGATTTTCAACCCTTGTGATTGTGGTCCTTTTTTAGGAGGGATCGTTATCGTTAGTCTCTTCTTGTTTTTCATCTTCACATCCTACACATCCACACCACGTGCAAGATTCTCCACAATGGCACTCACAGTCACATTTTGCACAATCTTGATGAATCATAAAAAACCTAATGCTTTCGCTATGGCTATTTCGATACTCAACAACATCGTGAACCCTAATACTGTGCATATGATAGCTGTTGGTAAAAACATATAATCTTTAAAAGTTCTTTTCCTAGTGCAACAACTCATTACTTACCCTTTTTAGTAATTAAACCCATCGCACCTTTTGCTCCCTTGATGCCAAAGCTCGCACTGCAGGCGATGTATAAGAGATGCTTATAATAATCAGGGAGTGAGTGTAGGGCTTCAAAACCCGCTTTTATATGTGGTGTCCATCCAGGTATGAAGACTGCCACCGCCGGAACCAACAGGCATATCAAAATTAGCTCGTCTTTCCAGCTCCCTTTCATTTGATCAACTGCAGTAGCCTCCCACGAGATTTTACCAGCTATCTGTTGCTCTTTAAGTGACTTCTGTGCCTTAATTTCTGTTAATGCTAGGTCTGCTTTTGCTTTTTTTGTTTCAACGAAGCCTTTTACGGCATCTCCCACCATATTTGCGATGGGGCCTACTAAAAAATTCATCATTTTTTCTTTACTCCCTTAATTTTACCCTTGTTTATGCTTGCATAGAACACTTTTGCACCTTCTTTCTTGCCATAAGTCTTAGCCATAGCCTTTTTTATCTTTTTACCCTTCTTGTTTAGGGGCATTTGTTCTCTCTCTAGCTACATCAGCACGTAAATTTGCTAAATCGTAGTCTTTTTGTAATTTTTGTGCGTCTAAAACTTGTTTATAATCAAATTGATTTTCTCTTAGACCTTGTTGTTCACCTTTTAACTGTGAATCCATCTCCATTTCTGCTTGTCTTAATGCTAACTCCTGTTGTTTAAGCATTACAAGTGGGTCCATATTCTGGTCTTGCATAGATTCTGCCTCTTCAAGAACCATTTGTTCTGTAATTTTTGCTATTTCTTCGTCAATTTTAATACCACGCTGCATTTGTAGAGCTTGTATTTGTTCTGGTGGTATTTGATCACCAAATTGTGCACGTAATTTTTCTGCCTCCTGTACTAAAGCTTGATCGACTACCTGCGTTGCCAATAAAGATACGTGTTGCATAATATGTGATGTTAAATTCATTACTGCCATAGGATTAGCTTTAACTAAAGCAGATGACATAAAAAATCTGTGAGACTTAATATGTAACTCATGATTTTGTTGTGGAAAAGCTTGTAAGTTTGCACCCTTTAAAACCACACTATGTTCTAGTGCAGGATCTTGTGGTTGTGGTCCTTTTGGTATAGGTAAAATTTGTTCAACATCTTTTACTCCTAATGCAATATACATTCTTCTATATGCTTCATAAAGATTATGTATTTGTGGATTTGACTGTGCAAGTTGTAATTGATTTTGTGCAAGAGTAACTCTTTGCGACATTGAGAATATATTTGGATCTGAAACCGGTAGAATATCTATGGAGTCTGCAAAATCTAAAACTTTTATTTCTCTTGGACCACCAGTAACATTATATGGATATACTGGAGGTAGAGTTAATTTAAAAATATTAGCAAGAAGATTAAATTCTTTTTTCTGTGCATAATGTAATCTTTTGTGAACTGCAGACATAACTTTTGTGCCACGTTCCATCAATGCCATTGTAGTGCCGACTGGTGTTTGTGAGCTACCTATCTCAGATAATTGCATATCTGCAACCGCTGCAAATTGTTTACCTGCATCTACACACACGCCTAATAGTTGTAATAAAACTTGATCGGGACCTTTGTAAGGTAAAGGCATTAGTGCTTCACGAATAATTCCGTTAGGTGCATCGACATCTCTAAACTCACCAGGTTGTAAAGGTTGATCATCATCACGAACTCTTAAACCTCGTGACTTAAAACCTGCTGGTAAGTTGGATAATGTTCCAGCATCTAATAATTGACGTAAAGCAGATGTGGCAGTTCTAGTTAAACCGCCAATCATATGTATTAATCCAAAACCGTAAAAACCTAAACCTGGTAAAAACTTATAATGTACAAAATACTCGTTCTTTTTTCTTAGTGGATCTTGTTGATTGTAGTTTCTGTAAACGCTTAATACTTGACCTGATGTTCTATCTATAGTGACTATGTAGGGAAGCATGATGCCACTAGGTTCACCAGTTTTTACATTCATATCTTCAAAACCCTCTAGGTCTAAGTCTACATGTATTTCATACAGCTCAGCCATATCGCTAAGGTAATCTGATTTAGTGCCATCTATTTGATCTTTCTTTTCTTGTACACCGGAAGTGTATTCATCGCTTTCGTAAGACTGTAAATCTATGTCAAGGTAAAATCCTGATACTTGTTTTTTTCTCAAGTCATTCATCGACATTTTAATAACTTGTGTAATTCTTTCACAACTATCTAAATCAGATGCACCGTATGGCACAATAACATCCTCTGCAGGTATAAATTTAGATGTGGCTCTATTTAGTGTTTCTTCAAAATATATTTTTTTAAATGCACTACCTGATAAAGGTAACTGAAATAGTAATTGATCCATCTCTGGATTGTATTCTTCCATGTTATGTGTAATCTCATAATTCATGTAATCTTTTACACGCTCGGCTGCTTGTTGTAATTGTGTTGTGTTTGCCCCTACAACTTGTGTTCTCACAGGACCATCACTAGGTAAAAGCTCAACATAAGACATTGCTTGAAACTGTGTTACTGCCTGAGCTAACATTGGGTGGTTAACACTGGAAGCACCTCTAAATGGTCTAGTCCTCTCTTCATATTTAAAACCTAAGAGATCTAAACCCTTAGTGTAAGACTGCTCCCAATCGTCTCTAGATGATTTATCAGCTTCTATCTTTTCAACTAATTCATTAGATAAAGATTGCATGTAACTTTCATCTAATACTTCAGCTAAGTTAGATGTAAAACCTGCAGCTAATGGTGTATCTTGTTGTCCAACTATAGCACTACCATCTTCAATAATTTCAATATTTGGATCGCCAGATGTATCTAAATCTACAGTAGTGCCTGTCTCCTCTACCTCGATTTTATCATCTGCTGAAGTTATTCTTTGATTATCTTCGTTAGGATCGTCTGATGTGCTGTTATATTTATCTACCATATTGACCGAATATATCTGTGATTGAAACTAAAGGATCTTTTGCAATTGTGCCACCATCTTTTTTCTTGAACATAAAGAAAGGTTCTTTTGATTGTGGACTATCTAGTGTCAAAGTGACCATATCAACAAGTTGTGGGTTAGTTTCTTCAATGATGATAGTAGCATTTTCTGCTCTGTCTGCATCGCCTAATGGTGTTAATTTTAACTCTCCACCTTGATTCTGTGCAAAGAACTCCATAGTTTGTCCTGGTGCTACTTCTCTTCTAATTACAACTTCGTTAGGGCCAAAATCATTAACTACACGCAAAATTTCTTCATCTAAAAATTCATCTACTCTTCTATTTGTTGGAGCAAATTCTCTCATTAGTTGTAATTCACCGTCAATATTTTTATTAAAAAACTTTAATCCTTTTTCTGCTTTAGTCGGATCAACAATTTTTTCTATTGCAACATTACCTTTGTATTTTTTTGCAATATTCTTCATTTGTTGCACAGTAACTTTGCCATACAAATTGTTAAATTTTACACCCGCAGCACCAGTTGGGTCTTTGCCCCATCTTTGGTTTACTTTATCCGCTGGCATTATTGCTACTTTGTTTATGCCTTTTGTCTGTGCATCTTTTATTGTTGCTTTTAACAACAAGTCAACATAGTCAGGCTGTTTATTAAATGGTATTGGAGGAAATAATTCTAAATCTTTAAAACTTCCATAAACAGAATCTATGCTGTCACTACTTTGTCCAAAAGCTGTTAAACTATCAGACTCAGAACTAGCGGGAACTTTTACACCTTTTAAATCTCTTTCTAACTCACTATCTCTTGTAAGGTCTAAAAGATTATCTAAAACTTTTTGTTGTTGTGTCTCGACATTAGCTATGCTGAACAGA